AGTCGGCCGTTTCGCGTTCATCGCCGCCGGCGGTGTCGGTGGTGCTGGCGATGGAGCCGCTCACACCTAAACCGACTTTCTCTCCCTTCATTTCCTTAACCGGCACGATATTGATGCGGGTCAGGAACGTTGAGGAATCCTGTACGCGGGTCATGATGGTTTGCGTGACGGACGGCTCAACGCTGAATTTTTTATCCAGATCGCCGGTTGCTACGCCATTCAGTTCGGCGAGGCGAGACAGAAAAGCATTAAATTTAAAACGAGTTTGCTTGCGCATTTTTCTTCCTGTTTTTGTTCGGTTTTATCGGGTGTGGCTGCCTTAGCAGTCGGTCAGCACGTCTTGCGCGCTGTTGCCGCCGGTGGCCTCCGGGCGGGCCTGCTGGCTGAAATCTTCCGAGGTGGAAAGCTGGGCTTGCAGCGCGCTGAACGCATCGCTGCCGGTTTTTACCTGTTGCTTGAGGTCGGCAACCTGCTCACTCAATACGGCTAACGTCTCGGTAAAGCGGGTGTCCGCTTCCTGTAACTGCTCGGCCACGGTCATCACGGCGCCTTCCATCTCGCCAAAGCGCACATCGTCGGTAGTCTGCTTGCGGCTAAACATCGCTTTGATGCGGGCAGAGAATGAGGCTTCCGGGTCAGCGACCGGCTCAAAATCGAAATGGACTTCCAGCGGCGCGGAGAACTCGACGTTCTCGTGGCGGCGACTGAACTCCAGCATGTCAGTGCCGAGGCTGGCCGGATCATCGGTGACGGCCAGCCCGACCAGATAAGACTTGCCGCTCTTGGCGAAATCGCGGCGGATCTCCATCGAGGTAAACACCTTTTGCCCCGCGCCGACCATCGACACCAGATCGGCGGTCGGGGCCAGACTGGCATACAGCGCCCACTTGCCGTGCAACAGCGGTTCGTCCGGCTCGTCGATTTTTTCGGCCTTCAGCTCAACCACGCCGCCGTAACGACGAAAATAGCCATCCGGCAAAATCCCCTTGATGTGCTCCATGTTGATGCGGGCGCCGTACACCTTCGGGCTGTAGGTCGCGGCCATCTGCTGAATATCCGCAGCACCGATCTCGCGGCCGTCAACGGTGTCGCCTTCAACGCCGATGCGGAAAAACTTAGTAACTTTCTTTGCCATGTAAACGGCTCCGGTTGTGGTGATTGGGTTCGGGGCTAGTTTCGGGGGAATGGCGCCGCGTCTCAACGCGTTGCGGTTGGAAGATCTGAGGCACAACAAGGGCTTAATGCGAGTCGCCCGGCGCTTTCGTAGCCTTGGCGGCATGAATACGACACAGGCAACAACCATCATCAGCGATCCGCGCCGCCAAGCTGCCTTGCTCTACTGGCAGGGCTTCTCTGTGCGCCAAATTGCGGAAACGCTGAACCTCAAGGGGCCGACCGTGCAGAGCTGGAAACTGCGCGATAAATGGGACGACATCGCGCCCATTTCCCGCGTGGAGCAAAGCATGGAAGCGCGGTTGATTCAGCTCATCATGAAAGACGTCAAGGAGGGGAAAGACTTCAAAGAAATCGACCTGTTAGGCCGCCAGATTGAACGGCTGGCGCGGGTCAATCGCTATTCGGCGACCGGCAACGAGGCGGACTTAAACCCGAACGTCGCCAACCGCAACAAAGGCGAGCGCAAGCCCGCCGAGCGCAACGTGTTCAGCGAGGCCGCCGTGGAGAAGCTGCAAAGCATCTTCACAGAAACCACCTTCGAGTATCAGATGGGATGGTATCGCGCCGGGCTGCAACACCGTATCCGCAACATCCTGAAATCGCGCCAGATCGGCGCCACGTTCTTCTTTGCCCGCGAAGCATTACTCGATGCGCTGACCACCGGCCGCAATCAGATTTTCCTGTCAGCCAGTAAGGCGCAGGCGCACGTATTCCGCAATTACATCATTGATTTTGCGCGGCTTGTCGAGGTTGACCTGAAAGGCGATCCGATGGTGCTGCCGAACGGCGCCCGCCTGATGTTCCTCGGCACCAACGTGCGCACCGCGCAGAGCTACACCGGCAATCTGTATCTGGATGAGTATTTCTGGATCCCGAAATTCCAGGAGCTGCGGAAAGTCGCCAGCGGGATGTCGCTGCACAAGCGGTGGCGCACCACCTACTTTTCCACACCGTCGAGTCTGGCGCACTCCGCTTATCCGTTCTGGTCGGGGGAACTCTTTAACAAAGGCCGCCGCAGTAAAACCGATCACGTTCAGCTCGACCTCAGCCACAGCCACCTGTCAAAAGGCGTGCTGTGCGGTGATGGGCAATGGCGCCAGATTGTCACGGTTGAGGATGCGCTGACCGGCGGCTGTAACCTGTTTGACCTCGATCAGCTGTCGCTCGAATACAGCCCGGCAGAGTATCAGAACCTGCTGATGTGTGAATTTGTGGACGATACTGCGTCGGTATTCCCGTTCGCCGAGCTGCAAGGCTGCATGGTCGATACGCTGGAAGAGTGGGAGGACTTCAACCCATACGCCGTGCGGCCGTTCGGTTATCGCCCGGTGTGGATCGGCTACGACCCATCGGAAGCCAACGGCGGCGACAGCGCCGGGTGCGCAGTGATCGCGCCGCCAATGGTGGCCGGGGGCAAGTTCCGCGTGCTCGAGCGCCACCAGTGGCAGGGCATGAACTTTGCCGCTCAGGCCCAGAAGATTAAAGACCTTACCGAAAAATACTGCGTGGAGTACATCGGTATCGATGCGACCACCGTCGGCCAAGGTGTTTTCCAGCTGGTGCGCGAGTTCTTCCCGGCCGCGCGGGAAATCAAATACACCCCGGAAATCAAAACCGCCATGGTGCTGAAGGCAAAAGACACCATCGGGCGCGGCTGTCTGGAGTACGACACCAGCCACACCGACATCACCGCCGCCTTTATGGCGATCCGCAAAACCATGACCGCCAGCGGTGCGCGCTCCACCTACACCGCCAGCCGCAGCGAAGAAGCCAGCCATGCCGATGTCGCGTGGGCGATCATGCACGCCCTTCTAAACGAACCGCTGACCGCAGGCAGCGGCCACAGCAGCCCGAACATTTTGGAGTTTTACTGATGAGCAAGCGCAAAGGCCGCAAGGCATTTACCACCCCACCGCAAGCCCCGACAGCAGAGCAGAAGCAGGATTTTGAGGCTTTTACCTTTGGCGAGCCGTCTGCTGTGCTGGATAAGCGGGAAATTCTGGATTACATCGAGTGCACGACCAATGGCAAGTGGTACGAGCCGCCGATCAGCTTCGATGGGCTGGCGCGCAGCGTGCGCGCCGCCGTGCATCACAGCTCGCCGATGTACGTTAAGCGCAACATTTTGGCGTCTACATTCATCCCACACCGGCTGTTAAGTCAGCAGGAATTTAGCCGCTATGCGCTGGATTATCTGGTGTTCGGCAACGCCTATTTAGAAGAACGTCAAAACCGGCTCGGTGCACCGCTGCAACTGAAATCCTCCCCGGCCAAATACACGCGGCGCGGCGTGGAACGCGGCGCTTACTGGTTTGTGCAGGACTGGAAAGAGGCGCACCGCTTCAAGACCGACAGCGTTTTTCACCTGATTGAGCCGGACATAAATCAGGAACTGTACGGCCTGCCTGAGTACCTCAGCGCGCTTAACTCCGCCTGGCTGAACGAGGCGGCGACGCTATTCCGCCGTAAGTATTACCAGAACGGGGCACACGCCGGTTACATCCTGTATATGACCGACGCCGCGCAAAGTACAAGCGATGTTGACAGAATGCGCCAAGCCATGCGTGACACCAAGGGCTTAGGGAACTTCCGCAATTTGTTTATGTACGCCCCGAACGGCAAGCCGGACGGCATTAAGATTTTGCCGCTATCCGAGGTCGCCACCAAGGACGATTTTTTCAACATTAAGAATGCCAGCCGCGACGATTTGCTAAGTGCGCACCGCGTACCGCCGCAGATGATGGGGATTATCCCGAACAATACCGGCGGCTTCGGGGACGTGAAAAAAGCCGCTCAGGTGTTTGTACGCAACGAGCTAACACCGCTGCAAGAGCGCATGAAGGAGGTGAACGACTGGATCGGGGAAGAGGTGATTAGATTCGCGCCGTATGAGTTGCCGACCGAATAAGCAGAAAGCCGCCAGTGATTGGCGGCTTTTTTGTTGGCGCTGGATCAGGAATGCTTTTCGATAACCAGATCAACACCTTCATTGAGCAGTTCATTAATCGACTGCCCGGTAGCCTGTGCGGCAATGGCTAACGCCTGATGGCGTTCCGGCGACAGGCGGGTGGTTACTTTGCCGCTGTACGACTTGTAAGGCTCGATGCCGTCTTTATGGCACTCATCGAGAAAGACCGCGAGTGAGATCGCGCCTTCTTTCTTCAGCTCGTCCACGCTGTAGGCGTAGAAGTCGGCGCCGCCATTCAGCCCGACAAACTCGCCCCGGAACATTTCAATTTCAGGGTCGAAGTTGATGACGGCCGTATGGCCGTCAATTTTCAGTGTGTTATTCATCATGGTTTTATTCCTAAGCTATCCAACCAGATCCGAATGGAGTTAACCGCCCCCTTGTCAGTGGTAGGTCTGGGGTGTGGCCGGTGAAAGACTCTTTTTTCACCTTTCAATAGCACCGCGATCCTAGAACCTTCCCTTTCGTGAATCTCCGCCCCTAATGCGGTAAAAAGCGCCTCAATATCAGACCACTTTATAGAACCGTTGACAGGCCGGGCAAACACATCTGACAGCGTTTTTTGGTGTCGTTTGTTCATGGGGTTTATAGTATCACTTTATGACACCACTGCAAGAATATTATGGTGTCGTTTTTTGGTGTCACTGACTGGCAATATTATGCAGTGCGCTGTAAGCGCCTGAGAGCGCCATCATGGCGCCACGACATCAAACCCCATTCTCATACAAGTATTGCGATAAATCGCCGTGACGGGACGCTGGCGGCTCTTTTGGGAGGGGGTCAACACGGCTTGCGCGCAATGCTATCCCCGCCTCGCCTGCGCGCTTTATGTGTCGCTTTTAATGCAGTTGCATGATCCAGCGCGATCCGCGCCAGTGCTGGCGCTGCGGGGATAAAAATCACACTGGATCATCATGCAATTTCATGCACCTAATGCATGCACTGTAGCGACTAGTAGTATTTACTAATTTCTGTCTGATAATTTAACTGGCTGCCCATCTCTAAGATCGACCAAATGCTCAGGTTCTGAAGCAAACCATGCATACGAGCCCCAAGCTAGTTCAGAGATTGCTTTTTTGAATGGAGCCTTACCACGATCCATGAACGCAGTAAGAAAGGCCAAATGACTCTCACTAAAACCCGCCTCCAAAGCCAATCTGGTTAATGTAACTTTCCTTTCCCTGTTTATTGGGCCATCTGTCGCCACTACTTCTGTAAAAACAACCAGCATGTCAGCACCACTACTATCATTTCCTAAATCAATTAGGATAATGTCAGGCAAAGCCTTTGATGCGTCAATTTTTAACCCCAAGGCCTGTGCTAAGTCTTCATCTCGTGCAACTACTTTATTACCGGACTCTGATAACCAAAGAATTGCTGGAGCTTTAAGAAATTTTGGTGCAAAGACTTCAATTACAGCTTTCGCAATGACACTTGAAGGCCCAGGAGCCAATGTTCTTTTTTCACCATTCGGAAATGTTACAACTACAGCATCCTCTGCAATTGCTACTCCTGACTTCATCAATCGCAACCTAGATAAAGCAGCTTTATTTAAATGTGTATCTTGCCATTTAGTGATAGCAGAATCTAATTCAGCGCCGACTAACGCTTCATCAAACAATGTTGTAAAAGATGATTCGAGACAATATTTAGGCTTAGATGATGTCGTTGGAAGACCACTACGTTCAACAACAGCACCACATGGTATAAAACCAGAGCGTATTGTTTCATCTCTGATCGGCTCTCGAGAATTAGGGGCATACCAAGCGTCTATTGGACGTTCTTTTTTACTAGAAAGTGTTTTTATTACCCACTCCTCACGACTTATATCATCGAGGAGTTCAGATTGTTCGACACCCATATCCGTAACTTGGCTAGGTCTTATCCACCGGTCACTACCTGCAACAGCACCAGCATAAAACATAACATATAACGTTTTAGCAGCTATTTCACGGATGACATAGTTCCTATTTTCTGTGCCTTCAGGAAAAATGAGCGGAAGCCTCTCCATTATAACTTCTAATTTTGGAACTTTTGGTAAGCTCATTTCAAATTCACTCCATAGAATTTAGACAACGTCTTTTCAATTTTTTCGCTAGAAGAACCAGACAAAACCAGCTTCTCAAGTTTTAAAAGCTCATCAACACTTGGTAGTGGTATGGAATTTAATTCATATGCTGAGACAGCTACACTTCCACTGATACAGCGAAAGGCACGATCAACGATTTTTGAGTTAAGTATCGCAGCAACCGTTTCAGGTTTTATTTGAGCAAAAAGCTCATTTGGATAAATCATGTTGATATGATTTTCAACTACAACAGCCTGGTTTTTATCAAGAAATGCTTGAGGCAACACCGCAGCTAGAAGCCGCCGACTCTGTTCTTTTGACGTTGTTCTTTGAACAAGGACGCACTCAGTAGATGTAAGCAGATGAGATTGATCTGGATGAATATCAATAAACGGAACGTGATTCCGGCGGTCAGAGCTAAAATTGAATCCAGAATTTGTAATAGACTCTGCCCAAATAAGAGGATAGCTTTTCTTCGTTGGAACAGTACGCAGTTGTGACTTGAATCTATTCCACACCAATTGCCCTGTGGATACATTATAACCAAAGTCGGATAGCCGATTAGGCATAAGCTTGATTGCGTTCAAAAATTCTGCATCTTCTGCATTTCTAGGAAGTAACCATGCACTCCCGCCATGTTCTATTTTCACATGGCCGATCTTTTCAACTTTAGCATCATTGAGGCCTTTAGGTATCAATGACGATACTTTAGACGGTTCCTCATGCTTGCCTAATCTAAATGTCGTGAGCAGGGTTTCCTGAAGTACATCATCAAAAACTCCCTCGCGATCAGAGATAAAATCAAATGCAAATGGAGTAGCTTCTTCTGTTAATAGTTTTCGCAGCGCCATAAAATACTGTCCACCAAGAAATGATGTTGGTGTCAGATACGCAACAATACCACTTTCCGGTTTTGCTAATCGAATAGCCAAATCAGTAAAAAGACCATAAAGATTAGCATGCCCGTAAAGTGAGCGAGAATATTTACCCCTCAATTCAGAATTAAGGGTAACTCTACCATAGGGAGGATTACCGATAACAAGGTCAAAATGACCCACATCGCTTTGCTGTAATGCATCACCGACAATGATAACATTATCAGGCAATCTTCTTTTAGCTGCGATACATAGAGGCATTAATGCGGCCTCAAGAAGGGCTAGGGTCATCCATGCCGCAAAAGGATCTATTTCAATACCCTTCAATCGTTTAACTAAACGTCTTAATATCCATTCTGGCGAAGAACCCTTTTCCTTCTGTAGCATTCTTAATGCGACCGGCGCTAAAAATGCACCTCCTCCACATGCTGGGTCAATGGCTGTGCTTGTAGAAAAATCAACCCCTGTACTCTCCGCCAAATCTAATAACCGTGCAACTAAGGGTGGGGGGGTATAATATGCGCCAATCTCTGAGCGGTAAGACGAAGGCAACATCACTGTATAAATAGAGCCAATCAGATACCCGGCATCTTCAACAGGAAAAGTAGCTATTAAATCACCAGTCATTTTAGCCAATTCGAGAGCATCACAAGATATCTCGGCCAAAAATACTGTGTGCGGTACTGATTTAATTTTTATTGTACTTTCCTGCGCTTTAGCCAATGAATCCCAATATGCACCTATAACATGAGCACAATACGAACGAGCGTGAGCAAGTCGGTCTTTATCCGATTTATAACTCCCGGCATAACCACGCGCCATAGCCTTACAGGTTTGATACCGCTCTAATAATGTCAACTCACTATCAGTGAGGAAATCAAATTGTTGGGCATTCATCACTCTATCCTACCGTTTATAACTCTATGTATTTTAACAACATCCACCAATTTAGCTCTATCGAACTTCGTAAGAATGTCGCGTGCCAATAGCCCCTAGGCTTAACATCTCATCCATCTAAGGGGCAGCATACAAAAAAAGTATGAATTTATAAATTTAATTATACGAACGAGTGCGTTGTATTTGCGTTCTCGATAGCTTCATCTTTGACCTGACTCGCTAATTCTGAAATCCATACAAGAACTATGTCTTTATCCTTCGGCTGACTCTCATAGCAAACCCCCAGACGGGCGATGAGTTCAATTCTTTCTAAAACAACCACTTCATCCACTGCTTGCACCCTTTCCCTCCGATGCTTAATTACTGTATGCATATACAGTATATGCCTATCAGATTTAATTTCGCAAGAAATTATTGGAAGCCAGCCCAATCGCTAACCGCAGGATAGTGCATTGAAATATCACCAAATTTGACTTTAGCGCCGCGTGCCAGTGCTTCCGATTCCGAGCGTGTTGGCTCGATGCCGTGTAGAGCCAGCTCTGAGTAAATTCTGGGAACGCGATCGCGTTCAACAGCGGTTAATCTTGCTGAAGGAGCTGGCTCTGGCCGGCTATATGGGTCAATGCTTCTCTGTTGCCTGTTTATCTGCGGAGCATTTGCCCGTAAACGCGTCATAACAGACCGTGCAACGGTCATGTCATCCCAGTCAATTGAGGTGTCGGGATGGTGTTCCATCACCGCTACGGCCTCTACAGACCCGCCATCCTGCGTATTCTCGGCGCCACCGCTACCGACCAACCCACAGTTATTGACAGGACTCCGAGGCGCGCCGGAGGCGCTTTTCAAAGTCAAAGGCTCAACGGCAACAGCTTTAGCGACGATACGCCATTGCGTGGTGCGGGTTTCATAAACGCGATCGGCGCCGATATGCGGGGCAAAAATCCCCGCAATTTTCTGCACTTCTTCGTCATAGGCGTTGCGCTCGTCGGCAACCCGGCGGGCTACACGCACAGTCTGATCGTCGCGGGCAACGTTAGGGCCGCCCTGGGCCAGAATGTAAGCGGCAAAGTCACCGGCATCAGCAGCAGCGCGCACAGCCTCAACGGTTTCGTCAAACTCATCGGCCAGACTGACAGAGCGGATCTTGCGGCACTCACGCCATGCGCCGCGCGACGGCAGGCCGATAAAGTGGAATTGAGGGATACGCCATGTTGACGCCCACGCGGTGACGGCGGCCGCCGTATCAGTCAACAGCTCGCCGGTTTCATGATCGCGTTCGCCATCCAGCGCGTAGCCGTCGATGTTTTTTGCAATGTATTTGGCGATATAGCCCGCCGCACCGCCTTTGTTCATGTGCTTGCAGTCAAACCGGTTTTTGGCGGCGCCGCGCTCGTCCCCATCTTCAGCCATGGCATAACGGCGCATGATGTCGATCACTTGCTGGCGCTGCTCTTTGGAGGTAAACAGCATCATATGCCAGTGCGGCGTCGCATCATGGTGCGGTTCGACAACGCGCACGCCGTAGACCTGCAGGCCCGCATCTTTAAACGCTGTGCGGATCTTGCTAAACAGCTTCACAAGATAGCGCTGGCCGTCTTTTGGTGTGTACGCCTCTTCATCCCATTTGTGATTAAAATGCACCTTCGGGCTGTTCTTGCCGACGGCGCGCGTCGGGTGATATTTGGATGGGGTGGTGATGGTGATAAACATCCCTTTATCGCCACGGATAGCGGCGGCCTGCTCAACACCGGCGATCATCGCCATTAACTCCATACGACGGATTTCCGGGTTAGAGATGCTTGCCATCACCTTGTCGATGAGGCTGAAGCGTTCGCCGGTTTCGACGTTCTCAAGCTCGCGGCTGTTCAGATAATCAAAATTGGACTGGCGGCGCGCTTTCACATCCCGAATAGCCTGCTTACTGGCATACGACGACGCCCCGCGATTCACATTACCCAGGGCGATCAGCAACGCCTCGCGCCAGCGCGTGCGCTGGGACTTTAACTGGCGTTCCCACCACTCGGAATCAACCAACCGTGACAGGCTGGCAATCGCTGACCGGGCATCCAGTTTGCGCTTGCGGTATTTGCGCCAGTGCATCGGGATGATGTTGAAGGCGCGCGCCATACTGGCAATGCGGCCATAAAATTCTGATTGGGTCGCATCTTCGAAAAGCCCGGCATTGTCGCCGCCGTTCTCCGCCACAAACTCATCGCAGTAATCTGCGTAATTCTGCAGAAGCTGACCGGCCACGCGATCGGCAAGGCGGCGTAACTCTTTGTCATCCATGCCGGGCAGAGCTGCGTAATTATCAACTTCAGCAGAAAACCGCATTGACGCGGCGAGGTTCATCGCATTTTTGGCGCTCACCGTTTGCAGGCGCGGCCAGATGCGGCGATCGAACTGGAATACCAGCCATTTATTGGCGTCGTGTAGCCCTTTGCTCTTGAGCAAGTTGGTGTAACGCGTCAGGAACATGGCGCTGAGGAAGCGCGGCAGGCGGCGAATATTGGTTAAAACAGCTTGCCCCTGAGCGAGTTCCTCACGGGTAAGCGGTCTTACCGGCCCGGCAACAGCCGGGCGCGGTTCGTTCCATGGGTAAGCGTAGGCGGTAGCCGCTTGGCTCATTGAGCTTTCGCCGCCTCACATGTCGCAAAAGCCTCTTGGCACAGGTTGCCAATGCGACCTATTTCCGCGCCCAATGATGCAATGCTATTAACACTAGAATTGCGGACGCTGTGATGAATAAGGCCGTTGACAAGCTGGTTAATCGTAGGGTAATAGCCAAGAGGCTCGTAACGTTCTTGGCCTTCACTTTTCCCTGTTTTCCCCACCTTCACTGTATTAAGAATGAATTGCAGGTTATCGCTGGTGATAACAAACTCAGAGCCGATTTTAATTTCCATGTTATTTCCTTAATCGTAATTTTGGTTTTCTGGTCTGCGTGCAAATTCTGAATCACTCAAATCAGCCGCAATAAAATGACCTGCCAGCAACGCCAGCAGGCCGAACAAAATAGAGAACTCCGTCATGCTTTCCCCGCGTAAAGGTGATTTTGCGTCTCACGGATCTGCTGACAGCTTACGCAGGTATCAACGCCGGGAACGGCAGCACGGCGCGCGGCAGGAATCGGAGCGTCACATTCTTCGCAAACGAAAGCTGAAGGCAGCGCGGAGGATTTGCGAGCATTGGTAATCTGCGCCTCCAATACCAGCGCTTGCCGCTCCTGTTCGTAGTCCATCAAGTCGGCCATTAGTGCAACTCCGATTTTTTATTCAGTTGAATTAGAGCCTGTCGCCCTAATTCCGCGACACGGCGCGACTCTTTAATGACATCGCTAATATTTGTAATTGATTGATGAAATACGCCTCGATTAACGGATAAATTAATCAGGTCAGAGATCAGCTTTAACTCATTAGAGTAAACCGCTCTTGTTGGATAATATTTCTTTTTAGTTTCCTTATCGGTTTTTACGTCAGCCAAAATTAAAGCTTCCGCGCTAGAGTCTCGCGCTTCAACTTTAATAATGGCGAAAGTGCCATTAACTTCAACGACGTTAGTCATTAGTGCAGCTCCTGCGCTTGATGCTCAATGGCTTCAGCCTCTTGGCGCAACAGCTCCACAGCCTCGACCGCTGTTAACCCCTCTTGGGTGATGTGGGCCGCCAGCCGAACCAAACGCGCAGCCGCTACCTGAGATTGGTTTTTACGTTCATCAATACGCGCGCTATCTAACAAATCTTGAAACTCATTTGTTAAGGCAGAAACCGCGCGGCAAGTACCAGCGACAACACCACGCTGAAAGGCGTTATTTGCCGAGCTGGTTAAAGTTGGAGTAATAAGCGAAGATTCTTTCATAGTAAATTCCTTATTTCAGACAAAGCGATGCCCGGCGGATTAACGCCAGAATTACGCAATGCGGTTAATTAACGTTTAATTCGCAATCATCATCACTGATAAATCGCGGCAAGGTTTTTGATAAATCAATCAGGTCATTCAGCGCCCACACAATTTGTTTACGCTCTGAATAACTCATTTCTGCAAACTTCATTTTTATATGCCGCTCTTTCAGCCCGGCATGAAAACAAACAGTTCTGCGGATATGTTCCGGCGACTTATCAAAAGCCTCTTGCGCCTGATTCCGCTTATGCGGGAACAGCTCACGCTTAATCTGTGAAATGCGCTTAATACCGATCGCTTTTTGTGTTTCAGTAGCCAACAACATGACAGCCCCAATTAACGGCAAAACAAACGGCGCAGCGGTGAAACAGGCTTAGCCGTTGACAGGCCACGCAGTAAGGCCGCCTGATCGTGACATGGGCGCCAGCGCTTTCCGTCCGGCAGTTCAATAAAACCGTGTTCAAAATGCCGCGATGGGCTTTGTTGTTTCAGCAGTGGAGCGATAGAAATAACCACGGTGCTCACCTCAGCTTAAGCCAGCAACAGCGCTCAGCCCGCTGATCACGTCAACGGTGGAGGCCAGAGCCGGGGTTGATTGTATGCGGTTCTGAACGGTCAAGCCGATCAGCGACAAATGGCGGATCGCCGTGTTGACGCTTTCAAGCAGTGCGCTTTTGCGAACAGGGGTTTTGTGATCGCCTTGAACGGCGGCGGCGGCGATACTGCCGACGGCGGCCGTCGCCTGCAGTGCATATGTTGGGATGTTTCCCGCGCTGGCTTCATTGACTGGCACGGAAGGCATGCAGTTAATCTGCGCTAGCAAAGCATCAAGCAGAATTGAATCTTCCGTAGCGTCGGTGACAGCTAGCAATTCAGCGCAGGTGAGCTGGTGAGGCTGGCCCGGACTCAGCTTATTGCGCAGCGTCTGGGCGTTCATGCCGAGTTGCTTAGCGAGTGCAGTCACATTATGGCGCGCAGGGAACTGGCGGCATGCCTCATCGAAGTGCGGATGTTTAGAAACGGCGTAATTAAACATGCTTAGCTCTACTCTAATCGGTAAGATAGATTAACCCTGAAGAGAAACGTTACATTCACTCAAGGCCCACACGGTCAAAGCTGCCATGTTTACTTCAATCAGACCGTTCTTCTGCTTGCCCTTTGGTTTGATAGGCAATTTACCGTATTCAATCAGGTTCTTAGCTGTTTCTCTGTTGGTCCCGGTACGGCGGCAATACTCATCCAACGGTATGTAGGGTTCAGGGATGATAATTGTAATGTTAGGTCTCATAAGGCAAACTCCGCTTGTTAAACCGTGTACGGCAATACACGGCAATATAGGGCAATACTCACCAAAAGCTATGACGCGAACTTTAAGTTCACAAAAAGCTAAATGCAAGGAAAAGTTCACTCCATGATGCGGATAGACTTCACTAAAGGTGGTTCGGAAGTGCTCGACAGAGTTCTGGAAGCCTACGGATTCAAAATGAAAGTACAGCTGGCCGATCATCTCGGCATAGCTTCAAGTAGCATGGCCATGCGTTACAAACGGGATATTTTTCCAGCAGATATAGTTGTTCGCTGCATGTTAGAAACAGGAGTGACACTCGAATGGATTACTACTGGCAAAGGTAAGAAATTTGAAAACGGCGAAACTAGCGCGTTGAACCTGACTAGACAAAAGCTAGTTAACGGACAACTACATGACTTCGGTTCTATTTTGTTTGATGCCGGAATGTTCTTGGACATCCACAACCAACCAACAATACCAATGTGCATAGTTGATGACCGAACTCAGTACATCGTTGATAAGCATTTCAGTGAAGTAAATGACGGCTTATGGTTAGTAGAAATAGAAGGAAAAGTAGGCATACGCACACTCACACGCATACCGGTTAAGAAAGTGCGCATTAGTGGTCATGGAGCCGCGTTTGATTGTGATATTGATGACATCACTGTGCTTGGACGCATTGTGCTGACGGTGGAGTAAGCAATGCCAGTAAGGAAGTTGCCCGATGGGCGCTGGATAGCAGACTTCTATACCGTTGATCGTAGCAACGGCAATGAGGGTAAGCGCGTCCGTAAAAAATTCGCTACTAAGGGCGAAGCACTGGCGTTTGAAAATTACACTCTCGATCAAATTGAGTCCGCCCCTTGGCTAGGGGAAGGAAAAGAAAAACGTCGGCTGACAGAATTGGTTGAACTATGGTTTAGTCGCCATGGCATCACCTTGAGTGATGGTGAAAAACGTAGAAGTGCGATGCTATGGGCTGCCGAGTGCATGGGTTCCCCTCTCGCCACAGAATTTACTGCGCAGCTATTTACAGCCTATCGAGCTAAACGCCTAGGCGGTCATTTTGCTCGGACGAAACGAGTAGCAAAAGTTTCGCCCCGCACCTTAAACCTCGAGCTAGCGTATTTTCTCGCAGTGTTTAACGAACTTCGAAGACTAGGTGAATGGGTACAACCAAATCCGCTTGAAAATGTCCGCCAGTTTCGTATTGATGAAAGCGAAATGGCCTACCTAACAAACGAACAGATCGACTTGCTTTTGCATGAATGCCGCAACAGCTCAGCTAAGGATCTGGAAATGGTTGCCAAACTCTGTTTGGTTACAGGAGCAAGATGGAGTGAAGCTGAAAGCCTGAAAAGATCTCAGATTTCGGGAAATAAAATCACCTTTGTTAAAACCAAAGGGAAGAAAAACCGAACAATACCGATTGATCCTTTACTCGCTGACGAACTACCTAAACGAAATGGAGCCCTTTTTTCCTCATGCTATTACGCTTTTCGTTCCGCGATTGAGCGTGCTGGCATTGTGTTGCCAGATGGTCAGATGACCCACGTTTTGCGGCATACCTTTGCGAGCCACTTCATGATGAATGGAGGGAACATTCTCGTTTTACAAAGAATACTCGGTCATACCGACATTAAAATGACCATGCGATATGCCCATTTTGCACCCAATCATTTTGAAGATGCCATTAGGCTTAACCCTCTGACAAAATGTCGCAAAAGTGTCGCATGAAGTTAGGAGTATTGCCCTGTATTGCCCTCTATTGCCCACGCAACCTATTGTTATTTAACTAAGTTATTGTTTTTAGGTTGACCTGAATGGTTCTCATAATCGCTTGGTCGTTGGTTCAAACCCAACAGGGGCCACCAAATTTTTGCTTTAAAATCATATAAAAAAGCCACTTTTCTCGAAGTGGCTTTTTTATTTCTTGCTCACAGTGGCGGTAAAATG